CGAGCCAATATCTGGAGGAGACGATGTTTATGTTGGAGCGAATTTATTCCCTTTGGGGTCGGTTCAAGAAAGCCCTGATAACTCAGTGGATGAAATTGACGAAGAAGACAAAGAAATCTACGAAGAAGACCTCGAAGAAAAAAACGACCAAGAAGAAATCTTAAAAAAAAAGATTGATTTAAAGCCAACTCAAGGAATGGCTGAAGAAGCTGTCAAAGGTTTGGCATGGAGAAAAGAGTTTAACAGGGGTGGAACTTCTGTTGGGGTTGCGAGAGCGGTACAATTAAAGAACAGAGAAAACCTATCTGAAGATACAGTTGTTCGAATGTTTAGTTTCTTTTCTCGGCACGAAGTAGACAAGCAAGGTCAAGGATTTAATTCTGGAGAGAAAGGCTATCCAAGTGCAGGTCGAATAGCTTGGGCTTTGTGGGGTGGTGATGCAGGGTTCTCTTGGTCGCGGAAAAAACGTAATCAAATAAATTCTCGAAGTGAGAAGCTTTTAGATTTAGATACCCACGAAGGTACAGAAGAAGTAAAACAATTAACTGGCAAAACTCGAAAAGGCTTAGAGAAGAAAGTCGAGTCTCACAATGACAAGTACGGAGACACTAAGACTAAGCGTGTGACCTTGGGGATGCTTGAGAAGGTTTATAACAGAGGAGTTGGGGCATACAGAACGAACCCACAGAGCGTAAGACCGTCTGTTAGCTCTCCCGAGCAGTGGGCGATGGCAAGGGTCAATTCCTTTCTTAGAGCTTTGGGAAGCGGTAAGTTTAGAGGTGGCAAGCACGATACTGATGTATTTCCAAAAGGTCACCCATTATCAAGTCGAGAGAAAGCAGAAATCAGGGATGATGTGTTTACAACTGTAGCAGAAGCAGAAGCTAGAGCCTCGGAAATCGGTTGTATTGGGTATCACTCACACGAAGAGGATGGAACAGTAATTTATATGCCTTGTGAAACTCATGAAGAATACACTCAAAGAACAGGTAGAGAAGTAAGTGGATACGGAAGTATAAATAATTATATCCACCCTAAGAAACCAAAGAAGCGCAAGAAACCAAAAAAGAGTAATCTTGAAGAAACTTTGGATGAGGTAAACAGCTATCACTCTCGGCTTGGGATATGACAGCCTGTATAACTATTATTTATCCAATAGCGCATGGTGTAGATGTAAGAACGCCTGACAACTCTTTTAAAAGCCCAGATAGTAAATTTGATTGGGGTTACTATAAAAACAAGCATATGCCGCTAGTAGCGGAAGTATTTGGAGATAGGTTGATGGGATATACCGTAGTTGTTCCAAAAGACAATGTGGATGACAAATCAAAGTATCATTGTATTGCAACTCTGTTCTTTAAAAGCGTGGATGACTATGACGGAAAAGACATATTTCAGTGCAGAGCGGATATAAAAAAGTTCACAGATTCTCCATATGAAATAATTCTAGGAAACCTATTCTAAATAATATTGACCAAAACCCTTGCAAAACTAGTAAAACATCATTAAATACTAGATATATTTAATTTTAACCAAGGAAAGAAGGCAATATAATGATTGATTATTTTATTTCTACTGGCGAAAAGCATGGATTTTATACTCTTTGGGTGGAGGATAGTGACTCAGAGGGTTGTTATATGCAGAGGTTTATTTGCAACCTTTCTACCACGGAGGAGGGCGCTAGAGCGGCGGTTCGAAAGCGGTTTGAGGGTCAGGTTGAGGGTAGAGATTACTATGTTCATTGGGAATTTACTGACCTTAAAGATTGGGGAACGATGTTAAGCCGTGAAGAGCGTGATATGGTAGACTATATCGAGCGTGGCAGGATGCCTTGGGGCAAGAATGTAGGCGCTCTTTTTAGTGACCTGTCAGTGTATTCTCTTTTATGGCATATGGAAGCTGATGATAGTTACCATAAAACTTTTATTAGGCAAAATATTTCTGCTAAGTTTAAGGAAGCTTTGACCAAGTATAGAGAGACAAGTGGTAAATCGGTATTTGATGCCCACTTCAAAATGATTGAAGAAAAGGAAAAAGCTAAAGAAGCGCGTCAAGCTGAGAAAGCAAAATCAAAGCACGTTGGAGTTGTTGGCGAAAGGCAAGAGTTTAACCTTTGCGTTGACCATATACATTACTTTGATACTTATTGGGGTGAGTCTTGCATTACCTTGTTGAGTGATGCTGAAGGAAACCAGATTGTATATAAGGGTCAAGCTCGCATTGGAGGCATCAAAGAAAATGTTTCTTTAATTGCTACAGTAAAAGAGCAGTCTGTGAGAGAGGGTATCAAGCAAACAATTATTCAAAGACCAAAAGTTTTAGAAGGAGCTATATGATGGATAATTTTGTACAGGGCTTTGACCCAGAAATATTTAGTGTTGATGCTACAATTAAAAATCGACGTATCACAAGGTCACAAATATTAAAGAAAATAGGGTGTCCACATTTGAAGTTGCGTAATTATGACGGTTATTTTTTGTGGGAGTATGACACTTATCCTGACGAATACGACTGCACTTCTACAGAAGACAAATCATATAAATTCGCTGACCAAAGTATTATAGTAAATAAGTTAAACGATATGACCTTGGAGCAATGGGTTGATGATGGTAAAAAGTTTGTTCAAGAAATGGAGATGTCATAATGGAACTATCAGAAATACTTACACCAATTCCCACGGAGACTTTTTTCAAAGAGTATTGGGGAAAGAAACATTTAGTTCTATCTCGGTTTAGGTGTATGGATTTATTTACTTTTGACCATGTTGAGAGTTACATAAATCGATATCCATATGTTCGAAGTTTGCAGATTATAGACTACGATGACAAAGGAACTCGATGGTGCTTGGATAAGCATGAGAAGTTGGGTCAACCTTTTCTCAGCAAAAAAGAAGTCATAGCTTTGTGGAGAGAAGGAAAAACTATTGTTATTCCCTTTGCAGAATACGAAAACAAAGAAATGATTGATTTGTGTTTTGAGTTCGAGAAATACTTCGGGCATGGGTGCATTAATGTTTACGCTTCTCCAAAAGCAGGGTCTAAATCTTTTAATGTTCACGCAGATAGCACCGAGAACTTTTTGTTTCATCAACGCGGAAATACCAAATGGACAATGTATAAAGAGTTTAAGGGAGAAGAACCCAAAACAATAATTGACGAGTTTGTGTTAAAGGGTGGTG